GTTCGTAAAGATCGTGTCGGTTTGGGGTCTTTTGAAGGATTGAGGTTTTTTTATGGCCAACGCAAAAAAGCCAGCCTCTCGGAGGCAAGGGCGAGAGACCAAAGACATCGGCTTGCTGCCGCAGATTGAGGTCGATCCACGCTCAGTGCCAACGCCACCGGCGCACCTAACTCAGCGCTGGGTCAAGTCGTGGGAAGTATTCTGGGCTTCACCCTTTGCTCAAGTCGTGCAGCCAGCACAATACCCTGCGCTCGAACGGCTCTTCTCAATGTATGAGGAGCGTGAGCGGATGGACACCTACCTTCGTGAGGAGCCGATGACCGTGGGGTCGCAAGGGCAGAAGATCCTCAATCCGATGTATCGTCAGCGCACAGCAGTTGATGCCGAGATCCGGCAGCTGGAGGATCGGTTCGGTCTGCACCCTAAGGCAGGGCTGCAACTGGGCATTGTCTATGGGGAAGCCGCTCGCAGCCTGGAGGAACTGAATGCAAGAATCACTAATGCCACCATCGCCGAAGCCAACACCGAAGCCGACCCACGCTATGTCGACTCAGGCGAAGCCGATGCAGAAGAGGCCACTCTACTCGTCGCCGATCAGTAGTCCGCCACCACCGTCGTGGGGTGGGCTGGTCTGTCGCTGGATTGAGACCAACCTGGTCCACGGCGAGGGCGACAAGTTCGGTGAGCCGTTCAGGCTAGAGCCTTGGCAGCGTGCCTACATCTGGCGCATCTACGAGTACGACGCAGCCACACAGAAGCGCACCGTGAAGCGCGCCCTGCTAGGCACACCTAAGGGCAACGGCAAGACCGAGTTGCTGGCGGCTATCGCCTTGGCAGAACTGGCAGGACCAAAGGCTCCGAAGTCGCCCAACATCCCTATCGCTGCGGCATCGTTCGAGCAGGCTGACCTGCTGTTCGGCACGGCTCGCATCATGCTCACGCAAGGTCCACTCGCCAAACTGTTTGAGGTCTACGACACCGAGATCCTGATCAAGGATCGCCCTGGGCGTATGTATCGCGTGGCTGCTGCGGCAGGCACCAACGACGGTGGGCGACCAACTTGCTTTATCGCTGACGAGCTGCACGAGTGGACAGGCAACAAGGAGCGCGTGCATCTGGTGCTCTCCAACTCTCTAGCCAAGCGAGCCGAGGCGTTGGAGTTGAACATCTCGACCGCAGGCTCCGACGAGAACACGCTGCTCGGCAGGATGCTGACCTACGCAAAGCGCATCGCCTCTGGCGAGGTCACCGACCCATCCTTCCTTGTCGAGTGGTGGGCGGCTGCTGACAGCCACGACCTAGAGACCGACACTGGCCGTAGGGCTGCACTGGAGCAGGCGAACCCTAGCGCTCCGGCATTCGTAGACATTGACAGACTGCTGGCACGAGCCAACGAAGTGCCGATGCACGAGTGGCAGCGCTACCACCTGAACCGCTTTGTGCAGCCGCCAGACCGCTGGATTGGCGCAGAGGCGTGGATGAAACTGACGGACCGTGAGCGCGTGCTGATTCCAGGCGAGCGCCTCAGCATTGGCTTTGACGGCTCGTATGCGCGCGACGCGTCGGTGCTCACCGCCTGCACGATGGACGGTCACCTGTTCCTGATCAAGGCATGGGAGAAGTCCGACACCAACCGCGACCCAGACTGGACGGTGCCGCGCGGTGAGGTGGATGCCTTCGTGGATCAGATCATGCAGACCTACGATGCGACCCTGTTCTGCGACCCACCTGGCTGGTCATCCGAGATCGAGGAGTGGACGCGCCGGTACGGCAAGCGCGTGGCAGTGTTCAACACGGCCACCATTGAGCGGATGGGTCCAGCCGTAGACCGATTCTTCACGGCCGTAGCGACTGGCGAGGGGCTGCGCCACGACGGCTCACCGCTCCTGGCACGCCATATCAGCAATGTGCATACGCGCCTGACGCGCTATGGGCAGGTCTTGACCAAGGCATACAAAGCTTCGCCTGACCGCATTGACGCGGCCGTCTCTGCCGTAGTCGCCTATCAGGGTGTAAAGTTCCTACAGATTGAACCTAAGTCAGCAGCGAAAGTGGAGTGGATCAACCTATGATTAGCAACCTTCTCGAAGTTGTGGGTGGCGCACTTGTCATCGCAGGTCTCGCGCTACTCTCTATCCCATTAGGACTCATCGCATTGGGCGCGGCTCTTGCCGCTATCGGCTATACGCTAGGAGACCGTAAGTGAGCATCCTTCGCCGCATCCTTGGTGAGCAGCGTGCCGTAGGTGGCACTTGGATCACCGACAATCAGCCATCGGTTTCTTCTGCCGGTGTCTCAATCAACAGCCAGACGGCACTCTCCATCGGAGCCTACTACGCAGCGGTAAAGCTCTACGCCGACACCGTCGCATCCCTGCCATGGGATACCTACATCCGCATTGACGGCACTCGCCGCCCATACCGACCGTCACCATCTTGGCTCACGATGCCGCAGCCAAACAATCCAAACTTCACTGGCTTTGACCTCAAGCATCGCATGGTCTCGTCACTCCTGATTGACGGCAATCTGTTCGTGCTGTTCATCAAGGGGCGCAACGGCGACATCGTTGAGATGCGCGTACTTGATCCACAGAAGGTGACCATCAAGAGCGTTGACGGCGCACCGATCTACACCGTCACTGGCGATGACAATGTCGGCGTAGAGTTGACCGCCGACGCGATCCTGCACATCCCACTCTTTGCTACCGGCTCCGCTCTGCGCGCACCGTCGCCTGTCGAGCAGCACCGCACGACGCTCGGCCTTGCCAGCGCCACGCAGCTCTACAGCGCCAAGTTCTATGAGCAGGGCGCAGCCCCATCTGCCGTGATCAAGATCCCTGGCGAGTTGACGCAGGATCAGGCGGACTCACTCCGCAACTCATTTAGCCGCCGTCATGAAGGCATTGAGAAGATGCACAAGATCGCGGTGCTGACCGGCGGTGCAGACTTCCAGCAGATGTCCATGAAGATCAGCGATATGCAGTTGGTTGAGACCCTGCACTGGGGCGTTGAGTCCATCGCTCGGCTCATGGGTGTACCGCTCCACCTGCTCCAGTACCCAGGCGGCAACAGCTCGTACAACAGCGTTGAGATCGTCAGCATTGAGTGGCTGCGCCTTGGGCTTGGACCACTCGTCACGCGCCTAGAGGCTGGCTTGCAGCGTCTCGTTCCAGGTGCCGATCAGACCTTCATCAAGTTCACACTTGACGGCCTGCTCCGACCTACGACCAAGGAGCGCTACGACGCATACGCCATCGCGCTGAATAACGGCATCCTGTCGCTGAACGAGATCCGCCGTCTTGAGGATCGCGCAGATGTTGAAGGCGGCGACGAGCACTACAAGGCACTGAACATCGGCGTAGTTGGTCAGGAGCCACAGGCTTGAGCTACATCATCGTTGACCTTGACGGCACGCTGATCCTTGACAATGAGCAGCCGAATCAGCCGCTGATCGATCTCCTCAACGAGGAGGTCATGAACGGCGATAAGCAGTTGATCGTGGTCTCGGCTCGCAGCATCGAGCGACTGCAAGAGACACGCGCATGGCTTCAGGAGTACAAGGTCGCAGGCATTGAAGAGGTCCACCTCAACGACTTTGAGGGTTCACCCTTTGCTACCGGCTTGGCGTTTAAGGAGTTCAAGTACGGCCTCCTCAAGGAGCAGTACGGCGCAGAGTTGGAGTACGCCATTGACAATGATCCAGCCGTGCGCGAGATGGCTCGCGGCTTGATGATCGAGGCGTATTCGCCTGACGAGTATCTCGCTGACGAGGAGCGCGCCGTGTACGAGGTTCCTGACTACATCCGCAATGCAGCCGCTCGCGGCTTGTCGTTCGTAGAGGACGGCCGTGCAGGCGAAGGCTTGCAGGCGCAGACCATTGACGAGGCGCGCGAACTTGCAGCCGGTCGAGCAGACACCGACAAGGTGATCCGCATGGCCGCATGGATTCGCCGTCATCGCGGTGACTGGGAAGGCGTGCCACAGAATCAGGATCAGGACAACGAGGACTTCCCAGGTCCAGGCGCTGTTGCTGGCTTCCTTTGGGGTGTGGAAACAACTGACCGCGACGCAACTGATCGCGTACTCTCGTGGGCAGATGCTTTGATCGCAGCTGAAGATAGGGAGATCATTGATATGAAAGAGAAAGAAACTCGCTCACTTCCGATTGGCGAGTACCGTCTTGCCGAGGCTGATGCCGACGGTCAGCGCACCTTCAGCGGCTACGCTGCGATCTGGAACAGCGCGAGCGCTGGGCTGCCATTCGAGGAGCGCATTGCGCCAAGCGCCTTCAAGCGTTCACTGGCTCGCGCATCCGCAGGGCAGAAGATCATCTCCTTCCTGTTTGGTCATGACGAGACGCGCGCTCTGGCAACGACCGCGAGCGGCCGCCTTCAGTTGACCGAGGACGAGACTGGTCTGCGCGTTGAGGCGAAACTAGATCCAGCCGACCCAGACGCTGCCAAGGTCATCTCGATGCTGACGCACGAGAGCGCCGCTGCCGGTATGTCCTTCGGCTTCCAGAAGGTTCAGGATTCGTGGGATGGCAATCAGCGCACGATCAAGGAAGCCAACCTGTTCGAGGTGAGCATCCTTGCTGCCGGTGGTCAGACCCCTGCCTACCCTGCGACCCTTGGTCTCACGGCAATCCGCCAAGTCACTGCGCCAAAGATCGGCGTAGAGGCTGAGGCGTTGATGGCCACACTTGAGTCAGTCAAGGCTGGACGAGAACTGTCCACCGAGGAAGTGGCTGTCATTGATGCTGTCCGCTCGAAGCTCGCGCCAAAGCAGGAGAAGGTCATTGACCCATCCGTCGCTGCGGCAATGCTGGCGATTGTAGCGGCAGAAGGTGAAGCACTCTAGGTCTCGTGCCTGCGCCCCACCGCCCTGAGTAGGCGAGTCCGCGTTAGAGCAACCCACCGAGGAGAGCAAAGTAGATAGTCCGCCTATGTGCGGAGAAAGGAAGTGGACACTATGTCCGACTTCGCAAATCTCGCTGACAAGCGAGCACACCTCCTGACGGAGGCTCGCGGCATTGCCGTAGAGGCCGCCGATAAGGGCATCGCCCTCGAGGGCGAAGACAAGGCGCGCTTCGAGAAGCTCGTCGCAGAGGCTGGTACGCTTGCCGAGGCGATGAAGTCCGAGAAGAACGCTACGGAAGCACGCAAGGCTGCTGACGAGGCTCGCGCCGAGTTCGCCGCTGTTGTTGCTCCAACGGCTCCTAAGACCAAGACGGATTCCGAGCGCCTTCGCGCACTCGGTCTTGCCGGCGGTACGGAGATCTTTGAGCAGCGCGATGTGACCAAGAGCAGCAACCTGGGTGACCCTGTGTCAGTATTCCCACGAGTGAATGTCGTGGCTGCGCAGATCAACCCATTCATCAACCCAGCAGTGGTTAATGTGATTCAGGTTGCAACTGGTAACGCAATCAAGTTCCCACGAGCCACGGCTCTTGGGACCGCGACTGCACCAGGCGAAGGTGGAACGATTGTTGAGAGCGACCCAACGATGGGTACTCTTCAGTTGACTCCTGCTGGCTACAAGATCCTCGTTCAGGTTTCCGAGGAACTTGTTGAAGACTCAGCCTTCTCACTCGCTGATTTCATCTCGGATGCCGCCGGTGGGGCTGTGGCGGTAGCACATGGAGCCGCCGCTGGTACCGCTGTTGTTGGTGCTTCAACCCTTGGCGTAACTGGTGCGACTTTCGTGCCTACATATGCCGAGCTGAACTCGCTCCAGTACAGCGTTCGTCAGCAATACAGGACGGCTCCTAAGGCTGGCTTCTTGATGTCCGATGCGACCCTTGGAACCATCCTTGGAATCACATCGTCCAGCGTTCCGCTCTTCCAGCCAGGTGGCCAGGGTGGCGTTGATCGCCTTCTTGGGAAGCCTGTCTACACTGCCGGCGGCATCGCCGACATTGGCGACAATAACAAGCCAATTCTCTTCGGAGATTTGGGGCAGATTGCGACTGCATTGGTGGGCGGAATCACCGTGAGCGTAAGTCGTGAGTACGCTTGGAATCTAGGTTTGGTGTCGTACAAGGTCGAGGTGCGCGGTGCAACTGGCCTTCTGCAGCCAGACGCAGTCAAGCACTACCTCTGCGCCTAATCCGTTAGGAGCAACGCGTAGTCAGTGGGGAAGGGGAGTCGCTTCGGCGGCTCCCCTGAACCGCAAGTAAGGAGATCAATGCTCGTTCGACTTTGCAAGCGACGCGGTGAATATCCGTCCGGCTCAATCGTTGACCTGCCACAGGCAGAGGCGGAGAGCCTGATTGGGTTTGGCTTGGCTGAGGCTGTTGCAGATGTCGACGCAGAGGCACCAACGCGGCTCGTAGAGCGCGCGAAAGTATCAAAGGGTATGAGGACTGCTACCATCTCGCAATCGGAGCCTGGCGTCGCTCCTGAAGGGGAATAATGCTGAGCAATGGGCAGGTCACGATTGGCACCACCGCAACCCTGATCACGACAGGTGTAGTCGGTGCTTCGTGGGTGAGCCTACATATGAGCGGCAACACAACTGTCTATTTGGGTGGTGCAGCCGTGACCACCTCCACCGGTATGGAACTGCACAAGGGAACCACCGTAACGATCTGGCTGCCAGAGGCTGACAAACTCTACGGCGTAGTAGCGTCATCAACGCAAGTCGTAACCTACCTACACACAGGAGGCCGCTAATGTCTTACGCAACACTCGCTGAGTTCAAGGCTGCTGTCGGCATTACCGACAGCACGGATGACACCGCGCTTCAGTCTGTGCTGGACGCAACCGACACGCTGATCGATCTCTACTGCGACCGCAAGACTGGCTTCGGCACTGCGTCGGAGACACGCTTCTACACGGCTGAGGACTACGAGTATGTGCTGACCGACGATCTCGTCAGCGTCACGACGCTCCAGACAGACGATGACGCGAACGGAACCTACGAGACCACCTGGACGAGCGGCACTGACTATGTGCTGGCTCCGCGCAATGCTGCGCTGGATGGCTTCCCTTACACCGAGATCGATACGAGCGTCACTTGGCCGCGCAACTTCCCCAAGGATGTCTATCTCGGCGTGAAGGTCGTTGGCGTGTTCGGCTTCCCATCGGTACCGGCTGCGGTCAAGCAGGCGGAGATCATTCAGGCTGGCGCTGTCTGGAACAGCCGCACCGCGCCATTCGGCGTGATCGGATCGGCTGACCTTGGCGGCATCCTGCGGATGAGCCGCGCTCTGCACCCAGAGGCTGCGCTGATCCTTGAGCCGTACCGCAAGCGCGGCGGCTTGGCACGATGACCGACCTGACCATCCTTGATGCCATTGCAGCTCGGCTGACGGCGCTCACGCCGCCGACTGGCTACGCGCTCCGCAAGGCATACGCCACGCCTCCTGAATCGCTGCCGGTCGTACCTGCGGCGATCCTCTTCCCAGGCGATGACTCAATCACCGTCGGCAACGGCAACCGCACCACGGTGCTCACGGTAGCGATTCGCGTTTACCTCCTGCCCATCCCACGGATGGATGACAAGTACCGCGACCTCTACACTTGGCGCGCTTGGCTCCGCACAGCCTTTGACGGAGCTGTGACGATTAGTGGAAATGCCGTTCAGGTAGCAGTCACTGCTACTACACTCGGCACAGATACATACGCCGATCAGGAATACCTGACCGTAGAAGCAACTGCGGAAGTCACGGTCTATGACACCGTGGCGTTCACCGCGTAGAGCAAGGAGATCGAGAGATGGCAACTTACGGCGCAAAGGCTCTGACGCGAATCGCTACTGCGTCGCAGGCCGCTTTCGGCACAGCAGCTTCAATGGGAACCGCCGTCGGCGAGATTCTCTTCAATGAGACTGTCGGCGCTCTTGACTTGGGCGTGACGGTTGATCTTGGCGAGACAATCTCAGTAGGCCGCCGCACCGCGATTCAGGCGAGCCAGCCAGTCATCACCGGACGCGCACCAGTCCTCACCATTGCTGAGGGTCCTGCATCGCTCCGCACTCTGCCACTTGTCCTTGACGCAATCGGCGCGAGCACCTCAGGCACGGCTTCGCCGTACTCGTGGACTTGGTCGCCAACTCAGACCGATGTCGACACGCTCGTGTTCTACTCGTTCCTTGTGACTGACGGCGTGCAGAAGTATCTCGTCCGAGATGCAGCGCCAACGGAGATCACCTTCTCAGCAGACGCAGCAGGCTTGCTCCAGATGGGCGCGACCTTTGCGGCAACCACGGTGACCAGCTCGGCACTCGCCTTCCCTAACGCGATCCCTGCCAATCCAATGATGCCTGGGCGCTTGATGAAGTTGAGCACCGACACCAACTTCCCAGACAAGACCGGCACAGGGGCGACCGACTTCGCGTCGATCTACAACTTCAATCTGTCAATCACGACAGGTGTGGGAATGATCACGGCGCTTGACGGCAGCCTGACGGCCGCAACCGCCGCGCTGACTGGCGTGCTTGATGCAACGCTCACCTTCACGGTAGCGAGCAACTCAGCAGCCACGACGAGCTTCCCAATCACCGACATCGCCACGCAGAAGTATCTGCGCCTGTACGGCACGACTGCCGATAACTTCGGCGTGTGGATTCTCGGCTCGTGGGAGATCGAGAACATCGTGCCGCTCTCGGCTGATAACGAGGGCGTTGTGGTCAATGAAGTGACCTGCCGCCTGGCATTCGATGTGACCTCAGGCAAGTCGCTTGAGATCATCGTGGATTCGCCACTGGCAACAGCGCCGTAAAGAGCAGCGCCTAGTGCGCTAGTAGGAGGGTCAATATGGACACCGTAAAGATTGCCTTGGAGGGTGAGTTCGCTGGATGGACGGCCGAGCTGCGAAAGCAAGTCTCGGCGCGCATCCTGCTTGACCTGGAGTCAGGCGACTCTAATCGATCGCTGGGCGCGTTTTCTAAACTGGTAGTCACGCACAACTTCAAGGGGCTTGATGGCAAGCCTTGCGACGATGTGCTGGATGCACCGGTAGATGCGCTGACGCAGACGCTTGAAGCGTGGGGCAAGGCGAACCAGCCAAACCCCAAGTAAGGCTCGCTGCCAAGCGGATGGCGATTGGACAAACAATCTCGCCTCCGCCAGAGATCATCTTCCACCTGTTGGGCGAGAAGTTCGGAATGTGGCCAGATGAGGTGGCGAGCCTACCGTTAGATCAGGTATTGCTGCACTGGATGATTCACGCAGAGATCCAGCCGAAAGGGAAATGATGCGAGCCGGAGTAGTCGTAGAAGGTCAGTTCGATAGCAACTACGACCAACTGCGACTGGGCTTCCTCAAGGGTTCCAACCCTACGGCGTTCAAGCGTCTCGCATCGTTCGCCACACTCAACGCTGCGCGCACACTCCAAAAGCCAATGCGAGACAAGGCACCAAAGGGGCAGACTGGCAAGCTCCGCAAGAAGGTGTTGGCGCGCAAGGCGCGGTTCAACAATCCTGCTGCGGTGGTCGGAATCAAGGGTGGGCGCAATGGCGTGTTCTACGGCTGGCTGGTGGTGGGTGGTACCGGCAACCGAAGAACAACCGTGAACGGCACCTTCGCAGTCAAGCCAGTGCAGAAGCGACCATTCGTAGATGAAGTGGTAAAGCAGCGCTCCAACATCGATCGAGCAGTAGAGTCATACAGTAAGACGGTGGCCGCGTTCTTCAACGACGAGCCGTTCCGCAACACCATCCTCAAGTTCAAGAGAGGTAACCAACGCTGATGGCTGGAAACCAGACCGCCAACTTTGTCGTCAAGGCTAAGGATCAGGCAAGTGGCCCACTTGGCAAGATCGGCACCTCAATGGGCAAGCTCCGCCGCACCGGCATCACTGCCTTCAAGGGCGTAGCTGCTGCTTCACTTGCTGCTGCCACGGCTCTTGCTGCGTTCGCCGCAGACGCGATCAAGGCGGCGATGGATGACGAGCGCCAGACGATCCTGCTCAACGCCGCCCTGCGTCAGCGTGGCTTTGACACTAGGGCGCTGAACAAGGCGATTCGTGAGCAGATCACCGCAATGGGCGCTCTTGGCATTAGCGACGAGCAGGTCCGCGCAGGGCTTGAGATGGGTTCGCGCTTCTTCAAGGATCAAGAGACCCTGCTCAAGGCAAACGCCATCGCCGCTGACATTGCCGCCGTCACCGGAACCGACCTAGCAGAAGTCATGATGACGATCGGTAAGGCTGCTCAGGGTCAGACACGCGGCCTCAAGGCGCTTGGCGTTGAGGTCAAGAAGGGCGCAACAATCCAAGACATTCTCAACGCATCAGCAGCGAAGTACAGCGGCATTGCTGAAGAGATTGCCAACTCGACAAGCGGCAAACTGGCGACAGGACAAGTGCGATTCAATGAGGCGATGGAGAACCTTGGCTACAAGTTGCTACCAGAAGTCAACAAGGTTCTCGACTGGCTAACCACCACAGGGCTCCCAGCCTTTGAGCAGTTCATTGCGAATGTTGGTCCGGTGTACCAGGCGTTTATTGATGAAGCGATTACTCCGCTTCTTGAAGCGCTTGGCAAGGTTGGAAAGATGCTTGGCACAGATATGGGTACTTGGGCTGCCGCTGCTGAACTTGCACTCTTGCCGTTGAAACTCCTTATCCAGACATTGACCGCAGGACTGAACCTGCTTGCAGAGGCTGGCAAGTTCTTTGGTATTGGTTCTGGCCAAGCAAAGTTTGACACCTTTGTCGCTGCTGGATCTGGCAGCGTCGGCACTTCATACGGCGCACCTGGAGCGGTCAGCTTCACAACCAATGTCAACATTGGCACGAAGAAGGTAGACACGGTAATCACCGACTCGATCAATAGGACGAACCCACGCGGCCGTAACGAATAATGGCGGCACCGTTCACGCTGATCGTCGCAGGGGTTACAGGCGCAGGAGCCGGTGGTGACCTGCTCACCTTCCCAGCTCCGAGCGCTACAACCACGCCGTATGTCGATCTTGGCAGTCTGTCGCTGACGCTCTCAGGCGACGGCGGTGGTGGGTCAATGACCTTTGATGTGATCGAGACCAAGACTCCGAGTGGCACTACGCCATGGTGGCGCTCAGGAGCGGTCTACGACAATGCGCGCGTGCAGTTCTTTGATAGCCGCTACAGCGCCACCATGCCACTCTTCCTTGGGTACATCTCTGGCATTGATGCCGTGATGCTAGAGAACGGCGTAGGCACACGCGCAACAGTCAGCGTTGAGGATGCCGACGGCTGGCTCTCAAAGACGATCATCCGCAACGGCACGACAGGCATTCGCGCAACCTCCTTTGTGGATTCGTTCACGCTCGGCTCTTCTACCTCAACCGACCGAGACATCATCAATGGGCTGCTGGCTCGTGTGCATACGCTCGTCAACGATGCGACCACACGCCAGATCCTCAACACCGCCGTGATCAGCGGCTCTACGCGCGCGATCTACACAGGCTCCGCGCAGACCATCGGCAAGCAGACCTTCAAGGCGACAGATCTCCAGAGCGCGCTCGATCAGGTGACTGAGGCGGCAGGCGGTCTTGCTGATGTGCAGTACCGCTACTGGATTGATGGCGATGGTCGGCTCAACTATGGACCAAAGACAGCCGCACCGACATACGCAACGGCTCCTGCCGAGATCGTTACCGATCCCTCCGCCGTGCAGACCGGCAGCACAACTACTCCGACGCGGCTACTGGCGCGTGACCTGTCGGTCAATCTTGATCACAGCAACATCGTCAAGGGGATTTTTGTGCAGGCTGACTCGGCGTATGCGCGCTATGACAGCAACCAGACATGGCCGACCGCGCCGACCAATGACCCATACTTCCGCACCTACACAGGAACCTACAGCCGCAACGGTGCAGGACTTGCGGCGCGCAATGGGCCATTGCCACACGAAGTGTTCAGCGCCCCAAAGGTCGTGGCTAAGTCTGACCGTGGCGCCACCATCGGATCGCTTGCACGCGCAACGATGGTTTCGCGCGGTAAGCCAAGACGCACCGTCTCGTTCACGGTTGCCGGTGCGAACCTGAGTCAGACCGCTTCGCCTGACTGGTCGTATGGCTACAGCCAAGGTTACCCAGCCGCAGCTGCGACGCCATACACGCTGGTCAAGGCGTGGCTCCCTGGGCAGTATGTGAAGATCAATGCGCCCACGCTAAACTGCTCGAACGAGATTCTCTATATCCCTACAGTGACAATGCGATTCGCAGAAGGTGGCGGCACCTACCAAGTCCAGTACGAGATTGAGGCGGACTTCCGCCGCAAGTATCTCAAGGGTCTCAGCGTATTGATTGGAGCGGACTAACGATGGGTAAGTACGGCACAAACCGAGAAGGCTTCGGAGCATTTGAGGGTGGCGTAAACGCCGACAAGGGCGCGCCTCTCGTCAGCACATCGAGCGACGGCGAGACTGCGCTGCTCTTCGGTCCAGCTGCACTTCGTGAGATTCAGGCAGGCGTGGCGAACGGTGACTTCGCCATTCCGCCGGATGCAGCAGGCGACACGATCACGGCAGAGAATCCACTGCCCTACTGGACCTTCACGGATGTGAACAGCGCAGGGGCAATCACTGCCGCCATCGTCGCAGACGCTGACGCTGGCTCTGGCAATGTGCTGCGCTTCACCGTGGCAAGCGGCACCCTGACTGGCAAGAGCGCAACCCTGACTCGCTATGTGCCAGTGGCATTTTCTGCATCTCGCTCATTTTCTTACTACACAGAGGCAACCTTCCACAACGGAACCAACAGCGCCCAGGCTGAGGTGACGGTAAGTTGTCAGTATTACAAGCAGGATGGAGTGACCACCACCGGAACGGCCTTTAGTAGTCAAGACATCCCATTCTCAGACTTCTCAGCGCCAGATCAAGTTGATCCACTAGGCGTGGTGGTTCCAGACATTTTCGGCGCAACTCCTGACCTAACGCCAGCAACCGCGCCATCTGATGCCGCGTTTATAAAATT